GTCCGCGGCGAACTCCGCGTCCTTCGCGGCCTCCGCGTAGACGGCCGCGAGCGCCTGCCTCAGCGTCCAGCGGTCGTCGAAGTAGCCGATGATGCCGGCACACTCGATGGCGCAATCCCAAGCGCTTCGAGCGCCTGCTGCGTCGTCTCGTCGGTCAGGCTCTCGATCATTCGAGTCGCTTCCGCGATCGCCTCGCGGTATTTCTGGTGAACCTTCGCCGCCGCTGCCTTCACCATTTCTTGCTTCGACGGCGGGGTAAAACTCATAATGGCAGCCAGGAGGGCGTCCCTCGCCGCCTCCAACGTCTCGCCGTTCATCGCGGCGAGCCACTCTTCCTCAGACGTGTCGGCGTCGATGGCCAGCCAGATGACGCTCAGCGCCTTCTGGTCGTCGCTCAGAATCTCGGCCCACGTGCGACCAATCTGTTCGACGTTGCCCAGATCAGCATGTTTCTTGATTTTGCGGAGCTTGGCGAAGTCGAGTTCAACGGTCCACGTGCGGCCTTCTGTGTCTTGAAAGGTCATCATGTGGCCGTCGCCCGCACGAGTCCGTTGTCACTGTTGGCGTGACGATTGGCCGTGACATCGTAGGAAGCCGCATCGCCGCGATTCGCAGTGACACCACCACGCAACAGGCACTCCATGTGGAGGTACTTGGTAAGGGCGGTTTCGATGTCGCCACGCGACACGGCCAGGTGAACCATCACGCCGGAATAGATCGCGGCGATCATCGTCTCGACGTTGGTATCGCCGACATCCTCGTAGAGGGTAAACGTAAACGACGTGTCTTTTTCTCCGTGCAAGTGACCCATGTCCATACCGCGTTCCGGCACGGTTACGTCATCCGGGTTCGGGTCGGCCGACACGTCGCCACACGCCTTGATTTCGGCCCACGTCGGGGTCGCGTAAGAACCGGTGTTAAAATACAACCGGTAGTCCGCCCCCTTCTTGTAATCCTTTGCCATTTATAGAGCCTCCTGCTCGATGAGTTGGCGGAATTTCGTTCCACCATCGCTGAAAACTGGTTGGGTAAACGGGCGTGGCGCGATGTCTGTAGTCACGCGCTTGCCCTTGTTTTGTTTGGTCACGTCGCCGCCTTCATTGAGAAGCTGCGGCAGCGGCGTAGTGGATTTGCTCTTTGAGAGTTTTGGCCCACAGACGACCGATCCGGCGTCAAGATCAACTTTGAACAGAATGAGTTTGCGAAGCAGCCCGCCGGTATTGCGATGAGCGTGTGGCGGTTGGCCGGGTGCGCTTGGTTTTTTCGACCATCGCATCGAGCGTTGCATCGTGGTACGAAGGTACTTACCTTGCGCGAACAGCACTCGCTTCTTCTTGTCCGCGATTCGCTTGAGGACGCGATCGGCGTAAATCTCGATTTTGGTGATGACCTTCATGCGAACGTGAAGTAGGTGGCCCGAAACAAGTGCAAGAATTGCGACTTGGTGTTCAGGGCATCGAAGTCGTAGACCGAAACGGTTTCGTTGCCCGACCAGCGAAGGCCGTCGAATTCCGTCTCGCGGAGTGAGCGGCGAAGCGATTCGCAGAATGCGAGTGCGATCGACTTGGTGACTTGACCGATGGGACCATTCACGACGACGCTGACGACACGTTCCTCGCGGCTCGTATCACCACGATCAAAAGCGGCTTCGCTCTCGCCGAACGGGATGACGAACACGGCGAAGTCGCTGCATTCCTTGTCCGCTTCGGCGACTTCCGGCTTGATTGCCTGGAAGGCAATCAGCGGATCGCTAATCGCGTTGAAGTGTAATACGAGAGAGTCGGCTAATTGGTCGCTTGTCATTCGCTGTTGGGAATCCTTTCTACGGTGTAGACGCGCAAGAGTTGCATCGTCGGATCGGTATGTCGGAAGGTCCGATCATCGGGACGTGGCAACACCTGATAAGTTCGCTTCACGCCGAGTGGATCAATCCAGTCGATCTCGTCGTGTCGTTGTGGTTCCCACCGCTGGCCATCACTGGTGAGGTCGTCGGCCCAATAAATCCAGTCGCGCTCACGGGCAGTCAAATTCGTTTCTTCTTCGCCGTACACGTCATGCTGAGAGCGCACCGGTGCGCCGACGACTTCAATCGAGTCGTTGCCTCGACGGTAGATAGTGGCCTGCCCAGCGCTCGTTTTCAGAGCGCTGGACAGGATGTTCACTGCGTTGGCAAGCATTAGGCGAGCAGTTCTTCGGTGTTGCCGATCGCGTCGGTAGCGATGATGGGCACACCAAAGCTCTCTTCCGGGAAGGGAGCCGGAGCGCCGGTAACATTCGTCGCCGTCCGCGAATCCTGCAATTGTCGGCGGGACCGCCGAGACATGAGCAAGTGCGTCGGACCGTAACCAACCGGGAACTTTTCGAGCAACTGAGCGATCAGGTCGTCGGTCAGCGGGGCCGTCGAAGCAGTCAGATTGGCGATACGACCGATGTCGAATGCGCTACCGACTTGCAGGCCAAGCCAGGACGTGCCGGGCGTGTAATACGCCGGAAAGGTTTTGTTGTCCGTGCCAGGATTCACGACGCTTTGAATTACGGTCGTTTCACCCAACTCGAACGAATCGCCTTCACCCTTGAACACGCCGCACACGCCATCGGTAGCGATTCGCACCGCCCACACACTCGACGCTGTGTCGGCGACCGCACCGGTGGCGTTGACCACCATCGCGTCGGCGAGCGCGTCCACAGTCGCAGCGTCTCGGAAGCCCGCGAAGCCCGCAGCGGAACCACTGGCACCGGCACTATCGCTGGCACCAACAATTCCGTTGATGACTTGCCGCTCAAAGGCCACTAGGGCAGCCTTGACGTGCCTCGCACCCTCACGAGCGATGTAGGCTTCACGACCTTTTCGCCATGCGTTTGCAATCGCCACGTCGGCGAGCCAACTAAAATCCAACACCTTGAGCGTGACGGTCACGAGCGTGTCATCGCTCGAATCCATGTCACGACCAGCGTTGGGTGCCCGAAAGCCGACGACGGGAGCGCCCGTCTCTTTGGTGTAAAGATGCGTTACGCCGTTGCTGGACGGCTCCATCGGAAGGGCAGCGATAAAGGGACTTGCCTTGAGCAATTCCGAAACTTCGATCGGAGCCAGGTTGAGTGCATCGCCGATCAAGTCGGCTACTGCATGAAGATCATCAGCCATTCAATACCTCACTAAACAAATTGAGGAGCCGCACGGTCATCCGCGCGACTCCTCAACGAGTCAGCGAAGTGTTGAGTCTTCTTGGCGGGTCATGACTCCCGCCTACAGACTCCTAGATGAACCGCGCGAATGAACGCGCGGCTCCGAGTTGGATTACTTACAACGAATCTTGGACGCGAAACCGTTTCGCGTTTTCTCGCCAGCATCAAACGAAACCGGCGAATCCTCACCTGCGGACATCGCAGCGAGCTTCTGTTTTTGCGTGGCGAGTTCGGCACGAAGCTCTTCAACTTCGCGGTCGCGGCATTGCTCAATCGTCAAACCTTCGGCAAGCCACACCGGTCCCTTGTTCCCAAATGCCTTGAGATAGCGAGCCGCTTCCGATTGAGCGGACGCCTGAGTCTCCGGCGTTTCCGGCGTTTCCGGCATGTCTTCGACGGGAGCTTCCGTCGCTAATTCCAGTTCGGCTTCGACGTACCAACGATTCACAACGTCCGGCTCCGCATCGAAGCGGATGCCGAATGCCGGTGTCGAGACTTCTCCGACCGTGCCGACCATGCCCGTATGCGACTCATCGTGTTCGCTGCCGGGCTTTACCTTGATGCGATCGCCGACCTTGATGCCTTGCGGCGTGGGTTCGGCCATCGCTTCGGCTGTTTGTTCAGCCATTTGTTTAACCTCCAATTTATGGTTGGTTAAGAAGCGTGACACAAAGCCCCTCACGCGATCGGGGTCGAGACCAAGTTGAATGGTCTCAGGTAGTATGTTGTTGATGCCGAGCGCATAGGCCGCCAGCGCATCGGCTTCCGTAGCGATGTCGCTTTCGCGGTGGAAGAGTCCACCGGGATTGGCGGCCGGCTCATCGACAGAATCCGCTGCGTGTAGTTCCGCAATACGGACGTGCGGATAGTTGTTCGTGTTGAGCGGGTCCGGCGAGTGGAATTCGCCGTCGATCGTGTGCCGTACTTGGAATTGCTCCATCGCATCACTGTCATGCAGGAATGCGATCGACAGTCCGTATGACTGCGGATCATCCTCTGCGAGTGTCAAAAGATACTCGGCAAGATTGCCATCCGGCGACTTGTGAGCGGACTGGATGAGATGTTGATCGCCAAACACTTGTTGGCCGTCACTCTCGGCATCCATCACTCGGCCCACCTGCTTGCCCAGACCGTCGCCCGACATACTGGGATGTGTAAATCGGCTCTTGATGCCGTTCCGCTGAGCGTTAATCAGCGATTCGACTTGCTCAAGCGTCACGTCGTCGATCCACAGACCGTGGCCAAGCGCTTCGCCTTTCGTGATGACGCTAACGCCGCGAATGATGCCAGCGCCGCGATAGCCGCCATCGCGTTCCACGCGCGGCTGGCCGCCACGGCTCACCGGTGCGCGGAAGTATTTGGGCGGTTGTGCAAGAATGTCAGTCATTGGTTGCTCCAACGGTAATTGCCGGGTTGAATGCAGCAGAGTCCACGAAAGTGAGCGGTACGCCGATCGACTCAGCTAAGGCGATGTCTTCCGCCGTCTCACGTAGAATGTTTCAAAGTCTTTGCCGATCTCTCTCGCCGCTCGCCGTGGTGATTGCAGGCCCATCGCAATCTGCATGGCGGTGTTGCGGGTCTCATCGACGGCCTTGAACGGTAAGAAATTGCCTTCGATGAAATCGAAACGGACAAACTCGTCGAACGTCTTGCCACTCGGCAGACTGATAACGCCGTCTTCCAAGTCGATTCCCAAGCGCCAGCGAACGAAGTCATTTTGAAAGACTTTCAGGTCGCGGATTTTTTCATCACAAGATAGCTGATAAGTCAAAAAGGCGAACTTTGCGCTACTGTAGTTTGCGCGAGAAGGGTCGATGAATGTTGGAGGCAGATCAAGGGCGAGCAGCGTGGCGTCGATCAATGCCGACATGAACTGCATCGTTTGTTGACTCGGAGTGCGCGACTCCAAAATTTCGGCTTTTTCCCCTGGCTCCAATTCCAACTGGAACGGGCCAAGGTGGTTGAAGTCGATGGTGGGCGGTTGTCCGTCGCCGTCATCTTGTGTTGCGCCGAAAGTTGCCCCATCGACGCTACCCGTCTCGCGCATGATGGCAACGCCCATCAATGCGCCGAGCTTCGCCTTCGCAACCTCTAAGGTTTGAAGGGAATAGATGTCTTTCAGCGTATTGACCGCGCAGGCCAACCTCGACACGCCCCTAACTTGGTCAAATTTGTAGTCGAGGTAGGCTAGTGGAATAATTGATCGCGGACTGACGATCCGTTCTAATTCCTTGCGACCGCGACCGACTCGATTGCTGATCGCGTAGGCGATGGCTTTGCCAGTACGTCGATCAATCTTGATGCCGTTGACCCAATCGTCCGGCGAATCGCCTTTCGGAATCTCGCCAGCCGGCATGAAGATGCGATCCGCTTCAATCCACTGCAATTTGCCCCTGTTCGGGCCGCTTCGGACCTTGAGCGCGAAGATGTCTCCGTCGAGCACACGCGCAGCTTCCGCAATTCGCAGCGCCCGACCGAATGAATGTCGCCCAGCGACATCCGAGTTTTGCGCCTTGCTGACTTCCTCGAACCACGCCTCAAATTCCCGATTGAAGCCGGGATCGGTCGTTTGTGCTTTGAAGTTGAAGTCAACGATGGCATCGAGATGGCGTCTTACGGCGAAGCCCAGCAAGGAATACTGTCTCAAAATATCTCGCGTGTTTGCCGAAACGATCTCGCGCTGTCGCGCGTTGAGATGTTGGTCTTCGCTCGCATTTTGCGTGGGACCAGGCTTGCGTAGATTGCCGTCTTGATTGGCGGCATCGTATCCGCCGATTCCGAATTGCGTTGCAATCCGTTGCAACAGATTCATTTAGAAGTCGCCCCCTAGCCGCACACGCACAACTCGCGGTCGGACCATTGTGTCGCCTTGCAGACGATAGAGTTCGGCGAGTCGCTTGCGCGCTTGCTCAAGGTCAAACGATGTTGACAATCCATCGGTACTGACACTCGTCGTCGCATTGTTGATAAGTGTTTCCAATCGCAGAATTTCTGCTTCGTATGCCATCGTTGATCCTTACGGGAGATAAGTCTTGACGATTGCCACTTGCCCGCATTCGCAGCGGGTGCGGGTCCAGCGGATGGAGCCGTAATCAAATTCGCCGATCGTTCCGGCAATCGGGCGGTGAATCACCTTCGAGTTGGCGATTCGCTTGAGCTTCGTTGATCCGCACTTCACGCAGCATTCGGGAACAGACTTACGTGGCATAGCTAATTCGTCTTCCTTTTCGTTTGTGCGCCTGCGTGTTGCCAATACCGCAGCGGCTAGCGGCAATCATGTTACCCACGGCAACGTCTCGATGGTGATTGTCCGCGCCAGGCTTTTCGCCCCATTCGATCGCGGTTCGGCCCGCAGTGACTTCATGCGGCTTGCCGCTCGTCCAATGGTCGGCAATCAACCGGTGATCGTTCGGCGGTGCCTTGTGCAGGTAGAGTCCGCCTTGCGATCCGTCCGGCAACGCCAACGCGCGATGGAATCGCGTCAACCACCAGTTCGCGTCGTGCAGGATGCCGACCGGCTCGCCCGGTTTGCTCTTTGTCGCGGTCCATTCCGGCCCGCCGCGCTTGTCGTGCCATTGGCTGATTGGTTTCTGTCTGGCCGTGACGCCACGCCCGTATGATGGGAACAGGATCGCGGCGAACGGCGACTGGCGAATAAATCGTTTCACGGCGTCGGACGCTTCGCCGTTGGCATCAATGCCGGCCGATTGAATCCGCATCGGAACGCCGTCGCTACGGAGCCATTCGCGTTTCAACAAGTCGTCGTGGAGCAACGCACTGAGGGCGGCCGTGATGGTCGCCGGCACGTCATAGCCGGGGAACAAACCTTGCAGCGTGTAGCCAAGCTGGCTGTGCGAAAAGTATTTGCGGCGTTGCTGGGGAAAGGTGCCGTAGGCGATGCAACCGCCGCTAAACGTCTTCTCCCAAGCCCAGACTTCCCAATAGAGCGACGAAGGATGAACGTCCACGAACGTGGTCAACAGGCACGTGTCCGGTCCAAACTGGTCCCGCTCATAACCCCACTGTTTCGCGCAGATTTGATCGGGCGTGAGCAGCGCGAAACTCGTCTGCTGTCGAATCGGGTTGTTTTGGGCTTCGCTCTGAAAGGCATCTTCGCCGCTGTCGATCCAGATGTTGTAGGCGTGTTGGATCGCGCTCAGTTCTTGATCGTTGTAGCAACTCTGCCACGTCGCTTCGGCCCCTTCATCGAGCCGTTCGCGGTTCGTGGCGTAGTATTCGTTGGCTTCGCGTTCGGCACGGGCTTTGTCGTCGTCGTCATCGGAATACGTCGTGCGAAGCTCGGCGTACTTGCCGAGCCATTCGCTATGCGCCTTGCTGTAGCTCTTGAGCATGGGAACCTTCATCGTTCGCCATGCCGGGTGTTTCTTCGGATCGCTGAGTTGGTCGAGTAGGTCGTCGGGTTGAATGATCGTGCCGACGATGACGATCGCTAGTCGCTCCGTGTGGCTGCCGAGCCTCAGCACGGTCTTGTTCAGAATGTCGAGCCGCTTCTTGGTCTGGCTCGCAGATTCGGCTGATTCGTCCGTTTGCAGGTCGTCGCACAGAACGAAGTCGGGTCGCGCCTGCTGCCCGTCCGGCCGCTTGAAGCGGGTGCCTCGCAGTCCCTTGGCGACAATCGAACGTGGCCAGATGATCGCGCCACTACCGGCGAAGCCTTCGACGGTCGGCAATACAATTCTGTCGCCCGTCCATTCGATCCGTGTCTGTTGACCACCGATCGTTTGCTTGCCGGCCCGTTGCGGGATACCTTCCAGCGCCCGCGCTGCGTGGCAGGCTTCCGGGAATACGGACATCAGGTTGTCGTTCGTCTCGAATTCATACTGAATCGAGTCGAGCGACAGCCGGGCCATTTCATCCGTCGCGGCGATCGGAACGAAAAACCGCCGATGCCCAAAGCCAGTCGCCCAGATTGCCGAGCACTCTGCGATCGTGCTCTTCACAAACCCGCGCGGCATGATGATGAGTTCTTGCCCGCCCGCGAGAATCGTCTGCTGCAACCGGTCGATGATCCGGTGATGTTCGTCGGAGAGCGGCGACAGCCCGATGCTCTCAGGGAAACATTCGATCAGGAACAACCACAGGTTGTCGCGGTATCGTTCGTAACGACCGTCGCGCTGCGGCGGTCTGCCGATTTCGGCAACCTGCCGGCTCTGTTGGCGGGACCGATCCGCCATCAACTGGCGATGCTTGTCGGCGGCCGTTATGCCGGCCTGTTGCTCCGCTGCCCGAAGGAGTTGACCTTGTTCACGATACTTTTGTCGGGCTACCTTGAGGTCGATCATATTGGAGCGTCACGGTCGAATTTTCGCCCTCTACCGCATGGATAGCGGTCGCATCGTTCTCTATGCTTGTGACGCAAGAATCGGCGATCGTAGGAGCGTCGATTTTTGTGGCACAAGGATAGGGTTGTTTCATCGCTTCGACTTTGCGTCGAAGCTCTTCGTCGCCAAGGACGTAGAAGTATTGATGCTTGCCGCTGCCCACGACGGGCTGTGCGTTCGGGTCAACCTTCCGTGCGTCATCGAGCGTGTTGCGAAGGCCGAGTGCCGGCATCGAGCGGCAATGCACTTGCCGACCATTGATGAGGTAGCCGTCACGGTGGCCGACGTTGCGGAGTCCGCAATACAGCCAATTGCCGGCTTGATAGATGCCGCCGTGGTGGCCTTGATCGTTGTCCGCGAAGCTAACTATTAGCTTCAGTCCTGGACATCGTTTGCGCAGCAGCTTGATGGCGATGCTGACGATTCGACTGACGCTACTTTGATGTTTCGTGAGGGCAACTCTTACGAGTTCGCAACACTCAGTCGGCTTCAAACCGAACAGCCGGTTCAGCCGTTTGTAGAGCGGCGGTGATGCGCCGCAGCCGAACAGTACAACGCCGATGAACTTGTCGTCTTCCCAGACGCCGATGCGAACCAACTTGGAACTCGGCATACGCTGCGAGTAGTGCCATTTTTCGACGGCATACTTCGATGCCCCGTAGCTTGTATAGTCAAGAATTAAATTCGTGGCCACAGTTTGGACAAACAATCGGCTGTTTCACATCGAGCCGACCTTGCGATTCGGCGTCGGTGGGCTGGAAGTCGGGCGGGATAATGCCGGTGTCTTCGGCGAGCTTGGCGATCATCGACTGCAAGGCTTCGCAGCCGGTGTCAATCTCTCGCATCAAGGCATCGAGCTTCGCGGGGTCCGCTTCGGCCATCGCCGCCAGCGGGTCGAGCGTGGCCAAAACTTTGGCAGCTTCGGCGTCGTCGAGGTCCAAGATGAGGACGGGGACTTCCTGATCTGGCGTCGTTTCCGCCCGCAAATGGCCGTCGAGTAGTTCCAGGCTGCCGTCTGGCAGTTCACGAGCCAGCAAAGCGTCAGCGTAACCGACTTCGGCAAGCAGGCCGCGCAGTGCGTCCTGCTGCGCCTGCGGATGGGTTCGCCAATTGCGGGGATTCGGCTTCAATTCTGAAGCGCGGACCCGCCTTAGCTCTTTGATTCTGTCACGAACTTGCATCGAAAAGTAAATAACGAGTGTCTGTTCGGAGCGCTTTTCGGGGGGACCAGTCCATCGACCCGATGAATAAGGACCCGCTCTACTTAACGATCAGCGTTACTTCGCCGATCGACGTACCGCCACCGTCCGAATCATCGAACGTGACTTGCGCCGTAATTGTGTACGTTCCGGCAATGACGCATTCCACCATGAATTTGCTTTCGCTTCGATCAACGCCTTGATTTATAGCGTCAATGACGATGCCACCTGCCGTGCCTGTGAATTGAATATCGTCGAGTGAGACTAGCCGTCCGTTATTCGGCAGGTCTGTCCGCCAGTCGATTGCCATCAATTGGCTCTCGCCAACAGTTCGCACAATCGGCAATTCGCCACGCAGTCCCTGGCTCGTTTGCTTCAACACGAATGTTCGTGATGCAGGCACCGGCACTTGAATGACGGGGATTGTCACGCTGGGGTTCGTCGATTGGCTCTTGAGCGCACCAGCCGTGCCAGTGAAGTCGAGTTGATCGGTCTTGAGTTTGATCGCTGCTGTATCTATAGCTGCGTTTGTAGCTGCGGCGTCGGCGCTGCCAGCAGAGTTTTGGACCGCTGAGAGCGTCGGTGCAATTGCCGTTGCAGTGGCACTGGGTAGATCGGCGTCGGCAATCGCGGTATCGACTTCGGCGTTGACATCGGCTTTAGCTTGTGCTGTCAGGTCA